CGTGAAACATGGGAAGAAACAGTTGAACGTTTATTGAATTTTTACCAAAAGTTTATTAAAGAAAAACACAATGTTGTATTGAAGCCCGAACTATATAATGATTTGTATATTGCTATTAGTACATTAAATGTTATGCCTAGTATGCGAGCCATGATGACTGCAGGGCCTGCACTAGAGCGTAATCATATAGCTGCTTACAATTGTGCATATCTTCCTATTGACAACCCCAGAGCTTTTGATGAATGTTTATATATTCTGATGCACGGCACAGGTGTAGGGTTTAGTGTAGAACGACAATACACGAATGAACTTCCTAAGATACCACATATATTGGAAGATAGTGAAACCACTATAATTGTGCAAGATAGCAAAGAAGGTTGGTATAAGAGCTATAAAGAACTCATAAATCTATTGTATGCTGGTATGGTGCCACAATGGAATATGTCACGAGTACGTCCTGCTGGATCTAAGCTAAAGACCTTTGGTGGTAGAGCTTCTGGCCCTGACCCATTACACGATCTCTTTACCTTTACTGTAAGTGCATTTAGAAAAGCTGCTGGTAGAAAGTTCTCTAGTATTGAGTGTCACGATATAATCTGTAAGGTAGCTGATGTTGTAGTTGTAGGGGGTGTGCGTAGGAGTGCCTTGATTAGTCTCTCTAATCTATCTGATGATCGTATGCGTCATGCTAAATCTGGTTCATGGTGGGAGACAGAGCCACAAAGAGCTTTGTCAAACAACAGTGTCTGCTATACAGAGAAGCCTGACATTGGTACATTTATGCGAGAATGGTTAGCTCTCTATGATAGCAAATCAGGAGAACGTGGAATCTTTAATAGGCAATCGGCTCAAGTACAGGCTGCTAAGTATGAACGAAGAGATCCGAATATTCAGTATGGTACTAACCCATGCAGTGAAATCATATTACGACCAAAGCAGTTTTGTAATCTGTCAGAGGTTGTAGTTAGAGCTTCAGATACTATTGAAACTCTCAAGAATAAAATAGAACTAGCTACTATTCTTGGTACAATTCAGTCGTGCTTTACGGATCTAAAGGGATTGAGTAAACAATGGACTAGAAATACAGAGGAAGAAAGATTACTTGGTGTGTCCTTAACTGGCATAATGGATAACATGATGATGTCAAACAAAACTGATGATGATCTAGCAGTGGTGTTAGACAAGTTAAGACTACATGCCGTAGCTGTTAATAAAAAGTGGGCTAAGAAACTTGATATCGAAGCTTCTACTGCCATCACTTGTGTAAAGCCTTCTGGTACAGTTAGTCAGTTAGTTGACGCATCGAGTGGTATTCATCCTAGACATAACACGTATTACATTCGTACCATACGAGCCGATAAGAAAGATCCACTTACGCAGTTTCTCATTGATCAGGGCTTTCCACATGAAGATGCTTCAGAGAAGCCCGACAGTACGGTAGTCTTTTCCTTTCCTATAGCTGCACCTGAAGGAGCAATTACTCGCAAGGATATGACTGCCATAGATCATCTTAAACTGTGGAAGATTTATGCAGATAATTGGTGTGAACATAAGCCTTCTATTACGGTAAGTGTAAAAGAAGATGAATGGTTGGGTATTGCAAACTTTGTGTATGAACACTTTTACTCGATGTCTGGTATCAGTTTTTTACCTATGACTGAGCATACTTACAAACAAGCACCATACCAAGATGTCTCAAAAGAACAATGGAATGATGCTTTACTTTCCATGCCTAATGAAGTAGACTGGGAATCCTTCGCCTCTTATGAGACAGAGGACAGGACAACAGGCTCTCAAGAATTTGCTTGCACAGCTAATAGTTGTGAGATTGTAGATTTCCCAACGCCAATTTCGGTAGTAGCACAATGAGGAATAAACATATGAAAATAAAAGAACGGCATCCTCCTTTACGAATACAAATGGAAAAAGGTTATCGTGCATTTCATACAGGGAGAATAATTAATCCCTACAAGATTGACTCCTCATTTTATAAGGAATGGGATAGAGGATTTAATAAGGCATATTTTGAAAACTTGGGTAAGATCAATGATAAGTAAACTAGAACAAGAAGCTCTTGCTTTTGTCAAAAAAAAGGAAGGCAAAAAGCCTTCCGTTGCGAAAAATATTAAATTACATAACCGTACCCTAAAGGTAGGATATCGAGATATTTCTATTCATGTTGTTAAACCAGACTTTATAACTGAGAATATTGGGTCAAGCGATTATGGTCAGTTCTTACCAAAGCAAAATAGAATTGACATTCAAGCTCAACAACATCCTCTTGATGAGGTAAATACAATACTCCATGAGTTACTACACGTAATTGTCAATGACATAGGTGAAACTCAAAAAGGTGGCGTACTAGCTGATGACGAGACAGAGGAAAAGTTTATTTACAATGCTTCTAACTACTTGGCCCAAATATTTAGAGATAACACATGGTTACTAGATTATTTACAAGCACAATTTAAACGATAGGAGTAACTTCAATGAACCGTCAAGACATTACGATCATGGGTGTAGTAGGGGGAGCCTTGTTAGTTGCCATAGTGGTACTGATTACTGCATACATTAATTCTCAAAAAGAATGTGTTAACAGTATAGTTGCCCACACTGAAATAGTTAACCCTACGCACTTAACTATGTTTACCGACCTAGAGTTACGATCAGATGGCCTGTATTACAAAATATTTTCTAACCCCATTACCACTCCTTACACTGGTACTGTAAATCTAAGGGTTATAGACGGAGTTCTTATAGACATTATAGAGTTCCGTATACCCAGAGGTAATTAAGAACGATTTAAATAATCTGCTATTGCAGCCTTGATCGCATCTTCTGCTAAAACAGAACAGTGAATCTTGACAGGGGGCAATGCAAGATGCTGCGCAATTTCAGTATTCTTTATTGTTCCAGCTTCAGCTAATGACTTACCCTTTACCCATTCTGTTACAAGACTAGAGGAAGCTATTGCTGATCCACAACCAAAGGTTTTAAATTTTGCATCTTCAATTACACCGTCATCGCTAACTTGTATTTGTAATTTCATTACGTCACCACAGGCAGGCGCACCCACTAAACCTGTGCCTACTTTTGTTGAATCCTTATCCATTGATCCAATGTTTCTTGGATTCTCGTAATGATCTAAAACTTTATTTCCGTATGCCATTAACACCTCCATCTTTTACGAGCTTTACGCAAACGGCTGTTAGGATTCTTAGCTGCTTTCGGAAACTTCTTCATTTGTCCTGCTGATCTAGCACAATAACTCTTACGCCTAGCAGCCCTTGCCTTTGTGCGAGGGTTTTTTTCTGTTACAGCAGTTTTTAATTTACTGCCCGGATTTTTTCTACGGTATGCACGTACTCCTTTGGCAGTCAGACCAGCACCCGACTTGGTTGAACGCTTATGTCCTCCTTTAACCGTTAAACCTTTCATGCCTGTATTCTTTTTTGCCATTACTTTGTCGCCCATCTTTGTTTGGCACGAATTGCCCATCGTTCAAAGGCTTCCTTGTCAATCTTTTTATTAACAAGAGTAGCTCCTTCAGGGATTACATTGTATAAAGTTAGAACTTCTCCATCTTTAATTTCAACAATAGCAGGCCCACAAAAGGCATCCTTATAATAGGATGTTGGGTTTTTCTTCATTGCTCGTACTTCTTTCATACAAACAGATAAAGATTCCATAGGAATGTACTGCGTAAGTTTTATTTCTTGATCGTTCATGTTTCCAAATAGGAACATTACAATAATACTAATGACCTCCATTAGCTTCTCTCATACTGTTTTTTAAGGATTCGATATCCTCTAACATCTTTTCAATATCTTCTTGAGCCCGTTTAATATTCACGGTGTTGGACATCATACCTTCCATTTGCTCTTGTATAGACTCCACTTGAGAGCTAAGAAACTCAATAAGCAGGTCTTGTTGCTGGTCGGCTGGTAATGCTCCCATCTCTCCTCTAGGCCACCGTATTCTAAAATCTGTATTTAACGCTACTTCATTTGTTCGTATAATATCAATACCGTCTTGTAGCCTACGAACCTCATGTTCTATGGCCTTCTTCATTATTTCTTCTGCTGTTTCTAATCGGTTTAGTCTTTCTTGAATACCAAAGAACGCCCAAACACCAACACTTACTGCTACAACAATGGAAATTAAATTCCTTGCTGGCATACTGATGGCTGTGCTATCCGATATTTTCACTTTACCTCGCTGCGCTTGAGCCAAAATAAAAACTCACTATAGCTGCTAGGGTATGCAGATACATAGGGGCAAGGGGTATACCCTGCACTTCTGTCCATACTACTTCTTTTGTAGCCTGCCAAATAAATGGAATTGAAAATCCACCTTCCTGTGTTTCACTTACAAGAATTGGTATACCTAAGAATGGAGCAGCGAAGGGAACACATACAATTGTGATTACACAAATCAAGGCAATCACTCTCCGTGTCCATGCAAAGTTCTTGTCTTTCATGCCATGCTGTCTAGCCTGATCTACAATCTTTGCTTTTTGATTCATAGCTTGCAGCATCATTTCCTGCTGCTTTGCTTTCGCCTTAGCAAACTGTCCTAGTAACGTGGTAAAGAAACCTAATAAAGATCCACCTAATAATGTTGTTATTAGTTCCATACTATCGGTTTCCCTGTGCGCTCTGTATTTCGTAGTTTCGTGCCAGCATTAGGGTAAAAACATTCAAGTTCCTTGTTTTTGAAAATCCAGTCCAGTCGGAAAAGCTTTCGTTAAATGTGTCTTCATACCATTTTTGTAACACCACTCTACGTGTTTCTGGTAATCGCATATAACGTACTCTATCCATTCGATCTGGTATACTTCTATCTGCTGCTTGTTCTACCACTTTTTTTGTTTCTCGTCTTAATTCGATGATCTTTCCACTTTGAGGATTAAATAATAAGTCTCTACGAGTTGCCCAATCTGACCCAACATAGACAGGATCTTGGTACATATATGCCAGTAGCTCTTCGGCTTTGCTGTCTAACAAATCTTTATATGCATTCCAGATAATTGGATCTTCTATTTTTCGTCCATGCCACTGGCTACGAGTTCTTCCCATGCGAGTTAAAAGAAGATCGAGAGGAGGCTTTATTCCATTTGGATAATTGGAACTAAAACCAAGTTGACGAACAATATCTGTTGATCGGGTTACTGGTCCCTCATGTGTACTTGCTTGAGAAGGTAATTGTTTTTTAACTTCAATATCAGCAATTTGTTCTCTTCCTGTGCGAGTAAGTCTAGCCCAAGGTTTAAGTGTAGAACTTCTTGTTCGTGCTAACCAACTTGCCATAGGTGTTCCATCTGTGATCCCAAGATATTTCTCAAAATTTCTCATTGCTTCGGTATTGGGTAGGTTACGTAGAGCTACATTATAAAAATGCTCCATGATATTAACACGATCATTGTCCATAATAACACGACCCGCAGGATCAAATGCTGCTCCTGCATCTCTGAACATAGTTAAAGGAGTAGTAAAGGATGCAAAATAATTAGCTGCCATTTCTGTTGCAAACTTAGTAACTTTTGCTTCTTTTATAGCTTCAGGACTATCTAAATCTCCATCAAAACTAGCTATTCCAAAAACCAGTTGTTCCAGTGCATTTAATGGTTGAGCAATTCCTCGCCCTCTGTAACCAGCCACGACTAATAATGCATTTTTAATTATGCTTGGTGTAATAAGTTTATCAACATTTGTATCTTTTGGCTCTTTATATGTTGGAGTAATATGGCCTAAGTTACCTTCCATTAATCGATATACAAAGTCAGCTCCAAACGCAGTCACTGCAAATGGGCCTAACCATGCTGTAATGTCATACGTTTTTCCTCCAATTCTTGCTTCATTCCACGCTATATCTGGACCTTGAGAAGCCTTCCAGTGTAACGCACCATATATTAACCCTGCACCACTTATTTGTTGTGCCATGTTTTTATTAAAATCTTTAACTTCTAATGCTTGTTCTACTGAGAGGTCAGCCCCTCGAAATTGTTTCCATTTGCTCTGCGCTTGTCCAACAAACCCTCGTCCTCTAACTGCTGCTCCAGTTTGATAGTCAAATTTTCTCCATGATCCTCTACCTACTAACCCCAAAAGAGGGGCGTGTTTATATTGAAATTCAATAGAGTTTGCTAAAAATCTAGCAAAGGGAATAAAAATACTCCAAAGTGGCATATATGGACCCGTTGCCGTATGCTGTATAAATTTTTCTCCAAAAGTTCCTTTTTTATAATCTCCTTGATATACAGTTTCTAAAACATTTTGCATTGCCCCTTCAACTTCTTTTGAATTATCTCTTGCCCATCTATCAAAAGTAAGTGGAATTGTTTTATCGCCAACTGTAGTTCGACCTGTTCCAGAAAGAATAGAATTTAAGGCGGCTGATCCCCCAGCCACTCTACGCATTTCTGCTAAAAACAAACCTGATTTTACAGAATTATCTACAAGAGTATTCACAAAATTAAGTTTTCTACCTAGATTGCCTAGAAAACTAAAGCGACCTGTTGCTGCTTCAACATCAGCGTTCTGTCGAAAGATTCTCTGTGCCAGTTCTCCTGATTCAGTAATTTCCTTTCCACCAAGTTCTTCGGTATAATATTTACGTGCAATGTTCTCCTGTGCCTCAGTTAGTTGTTGAGTCTTTTTCAACTTTAGTCGTTTTCTTATTTTTGATTTTGCTTCTGCCCATTTTACTGGATCACGTTTCATTTTACCTGTATCAGCCCAGAATAAACGCAGTGCTTGGGCATCTCCGCTATTGAAAATGCCATAGGGAACTTTAAGAGCGTCTACAAATCTTGTTCCAACAGTTGATCCCTTTCCACCACCCATCAAAGTATATTCTAACATAAACATTGGTACTCTTAGCGTAATATTTTCAATGTTTCTCATTGTTGTGCCTATTGCAGAGGTTAGTATTCCCAACCTTGCTTTACTTAAATTCATCATAAAATTCCATGTTGTACCTCCCAATTTTCCCACTGCCTCTACACTTGCATCTGCAATAGTAGTTTGTACGGTTTTTTGTAAAGGAAGATTTTCTACACCAAGGATAATTTCATCTACAATTTTTTTGGCAACAGCAGGATCCATATCTAAGCCTTCGATTGTATTGCTAAGAGCTTGTAGGGTTCTGCCAGCCGCTGATGCTTCAGCCGTTAAAACATATCCTAAATCATGGAAATCAATATCAAATTTAGAAGCTAAGTCTCTTAGCCTGTCCTCTGGAATTAGTCCTGACTTAATGGCATAATGAATTTTTGCAGTTTTCCTTAGTGTAGGATCGGTAAATTTATCTATTAATTTAGTGCCATCTGGCAAGAGCGTTTCGTCTAGAACCAGCTTATCGACTATTTTAAGTATATCTGATGTAGCTGCAACTATGCGTTTAACTTCGTCTGGTTCAAGTCTGGATACTGTAGACTCCTCTATAATTAAATTGCCTCTCGCAATATGATCTGCTTCTAATGCTCTACGTTGCTCTACAAACTTAGTAGCAACAGTCGCATTTGCTTTGTTCTTTGGGTCAGCTATTTTTTCTTCAGCAATTTTCGTAGCTTCTACTCTAAATGCGTCACTTTGTTCTTTTGCTGCTTCTTGTCCCACTTTTATCCTACTTGTGGCACGATAAGCGGATCTATTTGCTATATGCGCTGCTCCGGCTCCAAGAACTGTACCAGCCCCGAATCCAAATACAGCACCAGTAATTGTTCCTTTTTTTACATCTGCTTCTAACCCAACTTCTTTTCGAGCTAATTCTGTGAATGCTCCATGTGCTGCTCCTCCAGCTCCTTCAATAGTGCCGCCTACTAGCCCTCGTTTTAATGCACTACTTAAATACTTTCTAAGGTTCCATTTTACGCCTTGTTTTGCTGCTTCTGCCGCAACCTTACCAGTCCCTCCAGTAAAAACAGCAGCGACATTTGTAGGATCCCATAATGATGGAGCAAGATAATCCCATGTCTTACCTACTAAACCCAATTTTTGATCGGAAGCTTGATACCATTTTCTCTGCTTTGCCAAGACATCGTGTGTTTGGTACAATTTAGCCATAGCAATTTTTTCCTGCTCTGTTCTGTTTGGGTCTGAAGCATATTTCCAATCTCCCCACATAACCACAGAATTTATACCAGCTCTCATGTGTTCTAAGTATCTATTATAAGCGGCTTCATCACTTCCAAAATTTTCACCTACTCGTTGTGAAAGAAAGCTATGAACATCATCCATAAAACCTTTATCTTTTAAAAGATTTTCTTTGGTAAGAACTTTTTCTGGATCAATAGGAGGAATTGAAAGGCTTTCATCAACATTTTCATCCTGTTGATTTTGAAGCATTCGATCTAAATATTCACGAGTTGTTTCTGACATAAACCTAGTCTTCCGACCTCGTAGCTGCCCCACGCAACTCTCCTTCAGGGATCAAGCGTAAAGATTGCTCTTGAATCAGATTTAAAATAGTTCTAAGTGTCTTTTGAGCGTCTTTATTTGTAGCGTCCTTAAATAATATATCTAAAAGTTCAGGTATGGTTACATGGTCCTCCTCACCCAGATCAAATCTCATGGCCTTGTCATTATTAGCGGAGGGAAATAAACTTTCTGCCACTTCAAGTGCCAAGTTCCTCTGCCGATCATTATAAGTTCGGTCTTGACTATCATCCGTTGGAAATTTTGCTGCAACAAAGTCTAGAACAGAATTGTTAATAGTCTTACGAAGGCCATTTGCTACAGTTGGTCGCAAAGTTATATTGTCTGTGTTAAAAACTGTTGGATTGTTAGGGTCCGAAAAATGTCCCATTATTTTCTCAACATTAATTACGTCCCCTATTTCTATAGGCACTGGGGTTGTTAGGGTCTCCAAGTCTGGTGCTGGCATGGCTACTTTATTAGTGATATACACTCGTAAAGCCTCATTATATATGCGATCAGTCATCTTTGCGCCACCAAATCCAGCTAAACCAATAGCTTCAGTTACAATATCCCTATGTAGAGTAACACTTGGTAGTTCTTGATCATTTCTGAAACTACTTACTATTTGTTGTCCGTCTGCGTGAGCAGCGGCAATTAAAAGAGCAGAATTTAGTTTATCGTTCTCAGTTAAAAAAGTTGCAAGCGACGGAAGAGTGATTGCCCCTTCATTTTTTACTTTATTACTGGCATATTCTATATACCCAGTATGAAGTAATCCCAAAGCATCATTCATCAGATTCTCTGTCATCGCACCAGTGGGATCCTCAAGAGTCGCAGTAGGTATCACCACTTGGCCCCCCTCAATCGAGTAGGCTACTTTCAATTTATTTAGTAAATTTTCTCTTATCTGCCTTGTAATTTCTCCTGACTTACCAGCAAGTCTACTTATTACATTCCTTTGATCTGTAGACAGTATTCCTTCATTTTCCGCTTTTACACCAGCCAATCGAGCTGCAGCCATTGAATTAAGAATTTGGGCTATATTTACACCTGCTCCTACGGTTTCCCTAAACTTAGACAGAGACATCTCAACTTCATCTGCACCACCAAACATGGCTTTTATCGCATCTGGCATACCTGATATATCAAATTTTTGTGGCTTCATCAAATTGTTAAGCTGCTTCAGTGCTAGTCTTTCTGTTTCACTTTGAATGTACACACTTGGATCACGGGGCAAAGCTAATCCAATTCCATCAGAAGTTAATGTAGGTTCCCATTCACCTGTAGCATAGGCTCTTGCGATAGCAGCCCCTTCAGGGCCAGTTCCTAAGCCTGCTATTCCTGCCATGTGTTGATACGCTGTGTTCATAAGAACGTCTGGATTTGATTGTCCCCAATCAGCTAAAATAGCCTCTTTTCGTGATGAATCTGTAGTAGTACCAACAAAATCTCCCGGTTTACCTCGAAGGGATTCATTCCATATAGTATCAAAAGGAACTTGCTCTCCTATAGTTGGTGTATAGTCGTCAGGAACAAGCCCCATCTCCTTTTGCGCCTCGATATTTCTAGCAGTTTTTCCTTGTTGAGATTCCCAACTTCTAATGCTTGTCAGAAATTTCTCCAGTTCTGCTGACCCTAAACCTAAATACTCTTTTGCTAGATCAGGATCACCATGAGCATAAGGCAAAATTTGCTGATATAAATTTTTTAGCTTTTCTTTTTCTTCGTTTTCCTCCTTCATAGCATCCAAAATTCTAGGAAGCACTATTTGTTTATTTGCTAATAGCTCTGCAGCTTGTTCTCTTCGATCCCGTTTTTTAGCTTCGACTGTTGCTTCTGCAAAGCCACCCATAACTCCTGTAAATGATAGTGCCATTATATTTCCCCTTGTTCCATAACAGGCCGTTGCATAAGACCTCTATCTAAATCTTCAACAGGCGGTTTTTTCTCTGCCTCTTGCATTTCTGGTTCTATATCAAAAGTTGTCATAGCTTGATGAATTTCATCATCTAAATTAATTTTTTGTCGGTTTTCTTTTACCTCTCTATCTCTATCCGCATTTGCTTCCGCTACGGCTTGCTCAACAACAGTCATACTTGGACCCTCTGTATCTTCCTCTAACCCAGTCACATATTTTATATTTGCTCTATCTGCCAATCCTGTAATAAGTGTAAATAACGCTGGAGCAATTAAAATACCAACATCTACTGTATGCATTCCTTGCATAACTCCTGCCATAATCATAGTATCTACAAGACTAATGACAGGATACTCCCGTTCTAAAATCATAAAGAGCGCACTAGCTCGTTTTGGCATTGTTATAGAGTCAACATAAAAATTCAATGCTTCTTCGGCATGAACAAATTGAGGAGGTTGTTCCCAAGGTCTGCCTCCGGGTTCTGTAGTTAACGATTGACCGGGAATTGGCCCTCTTAAAACATCAGTATCAAAATCAGCCATTAGACTATTTCATCCTTACTTTGGGTTAAATGGGGTGGAAGAATCCCTCGTACTATTCTTATAAGAGATTCTGAAGGAGATAGTTTTGGTTTTCCTTTTGTGTATTCTGGTAAATCTTGTATATCTTTAGACATTAAAGAAGTAGCCATTTTTTGTCTTTGGTCCTGTTCCGTTTTCATAGCTCTTAGCCTTGCTACATTTCTTTGTAAGCTTTCCATTCTTGCTTCTAAAGTTGCTTGTGGAATATCTCCAATAGGCTCATCGTCAATATAATTTTTAAGAGAGGCTAGTTCCGCATCTCTTTCTCTTATCTGTTCTTCAAGGGAGGCTTCCTTGAGCATTTGATTAGCAGTTGTATTTTTAATTACGTTATCAATTTTCATTTTTAAACTCCAATTCTAAAAAATTATCCACCACCAAGCCAGCCTGTTACTAAGCTAGTTAATGGATTTTTCATAACCTCTCCTATGAATCCCCCTATACTGCGAGAATCTTCTCTATCTTCTTTAAATTGTGCCAAAGACTTTCTAGAATCCGCATTTAACGCCGCAAGCTGTAGTGTAGTCATGCGTTCAAGTTCACTTTCTCCAGATGTAAATGCAAAATCAACCATATCTCTAAATTCTTGCCATAAATTATTATAAGCTTGAGTACTCATATTTGTTGCATTTTGTGCATTAATTTGATTTTCAAAATTAACTACAGCAGTATCTTCTGTTGCAATTTTTCTTCTCCATGTCGCATTACTTTGATCAATTGCCACTCGATTTGTCGCTTCAAATTGATCACGCATATTTGTCATTTCAGCATTTTGTTTTGCAATAGCATTTATTGAATCTGCATTTTTTTGTAATATGGCATTCTTTTGTGCTGTATTAAACTGAGACACAGTAGTAATTAAATTATCATAAAACTGATCTACCTGCTGTTGGTTAGTAGCATTAATCTGTCTCACTGTGTTTTCTGCAGCAGTGTCTGTGAACAATGCCTGTAACTGTTGCTGTGAATTTAAAACTGCTGATTGTTGAGAATTATCTAAATTTTTCATGTCTACTTGTAAGAAATTCTGTGCATTTTGTACGGCAGCCTGTTGTCTATTGTTTAGATTTGCAATATCTAACTGTGAAAGGGTGCCTGCATTTGCCATGACGAGAGCTTGCTTATTACTTAAATTTGTAAGATCAACCGTTTGAGTTAGTTTAGAATTTTCTAAAGCAATTTGCTGTTCCGCAGTAAAATTACGATTTCCAATATCAGCTACTTTTGCAGCATTTTGTACTCTACTTTGAAATGCTTGATCAAACTCTTGGCCCATAAACTGCGCTCGATATTGCGCCTGTGCCATTGCCGCTTGTTGTCTATTGCTTAAATTCTGAGCTTCAAATTTAGCTACCGTTGCCGCATCTAATTGAGCGATAGGCAAAGCTACTTCCATCGCAGTTTGAACAATGGCCTGTCCAGCCATGCTACTTGCGCCTAATCCTCTTGCTAATAGTGTTTGTTGGGCTGCCCGAATTGCGCCTTTTGCCCATGCAGGAACCTCTCCACTTTCAAACTCTTGAAGTAAAGTAGCTAATTGTCCTTGCACAGTTGCCTCTTCTGTCGGCGTAGCCTGAGCTGCTTGGGCAACAGGGTCTACAAAAGCTGCTGCTTGTGCTGCTTGCCCTGTAGGAGCTGCAATTTGTTCTCCAGTCTGTAAAGTTCTCGCTGTTGGTGCTGCCACTTGTGTTGCTTGAGCAGCTTGCGCTGCTTGAACATTTGCAACTTGCGTCTGAGCCTGTTGAGCCGCCTCAATTGTCTGGGAAGGAGCCTGTGCTTGAGCTGCTTGAGAAGCAATCTGTTGAGCCGCTGGAACAGCAGTAGCAGTAGCAATTTCTGTTGCTGTTCTTGAAGTAGGAGCTGTAGCTTCTGCTGGCGTTACAATAGTTGCCTGTCCAATTGTCGGAGCAGTTGGAAGTTGTCCAGCCGTTTGTGGTATAAGCTGTGCCTGTTCAAATGGAACATAAGTTGCTTGAAACTGACTAGCCGAAGGTAATCTTGGATCAAATAGTCTTTGAGTAGTTTCTTGCCCAATGCCCGGAAAAGTTACCTCATCCGTTGGCTGTGCAGGAGAAGGAGGGAGTCCTATCTCTGGCCTCACCGGATTTTCACTCCCCATAGTCCAATCTGCACTAGGAGGAGTCCATCCTCCTGATGGAGCAGTCCACCTTTCACCTGTTTTTTGATTATAATAAGGAACAAACATCTGTGTTGCTATCCCTTCAGGGCCAGTAAACCCATATGGATTTCTAGAGTCCATATTCATATTCGTGCCACCCTGCTGAAACTGTCGCATTTTATCAGCACCAAACATATCCATATTTTGCTGATCAAAATACTGTTTTGCTCTTGCTGGATTTTCTTCCAAGAACTTTCCAAAGTTATCTAAATTAGCTTCATTGTATCCATACTTTTGTGCTAATGTTTGTAACTGCTTTGGATTATATCCAGTAAAAATATTGTTTGGTAGTGCCATAATAATTCCTTTTTATTTATCTGCAACAGAGGTAATAATTACCAGTCAGTTTTTACCGGCTCTTCCGTTGCCTCTTCTGAAGGTTCAGGGGCCTTTAACTTCTTGTGCATTACTATATTTTGTGCTGTAAGCTCTGCTACTTTATTTAGTGCATCATTTCTTTGCTGCATTATTACAACTAAAACATCTCTAATATCGGCTTCCATAATAATTTCCTTTTATTAAGTTCTCCATGTGCGATGTAATCTTATATAATTTTGCTTATGCGTTAAATGCTTTCGGTGCAATGTCAGGAACTGTAATATCCGCAGGAACAGAACCTGACCAATCGAGAATTTGTGTTGGTAGCCCTCGTTCTACAAACTTAGGCTTTACATAATCTTGCTGAAAATTATTAACCCCCGCTGCTTTCAATGCGGCTTCTAATGCTTCCATGAGTGCATCAATCATTTCATGGTTCTGCCAAATAGCACCCGTTTGGACATACCCTCTAACGGTTTCATTAATAAGGCTTCGATGGTTTTCTCCCTTATTCCACTCTTCATCGGCAACTACCTCAATTAATTTAGCTTGCTCAAGATGCTCTTTTGTATATCGATTTCCATCAAATCTGGATTCTATAATTTGTTTATCTAAGCTAAGTGTATTCCGACCCTTATGATCTTCAGTTTGTTGAAGTTGTAAACTCCGCAACAATGCCGCATCGTCCCATGCATCAAATGCATTATTGGTCGATCCGTCTTGATATATGTCCCCGTCCTCATCAATACCAAAAATAAACGAAAGCCCACCACCTTTGGAGGTTCTTATAGAAAATACATTTCCATTTGCTGTCGCATCAGCGAATCCATCACTACCATCGTGTCCAAAAACATCAAATTGAGTGGCACCATTCCAATTACCACCAGTCTTAGTTGTGGTGAAGGTTGAGGGTCCATAATTAACAAATTGAAGACTTCCTTCGTTGGCTCCAGAGTTTTCTCTGAAGGAACGTACTGCCAAACCACCGGTCGCATCCCCTGCTTTGAAGAAGCGAGCAAACGTGTCGGTTTCACCATGAGTGGTCTTGCCATGTGCTACATCAGATGACTTAAATGTTAGAATATCATCATCTGCTCCAGCTTGGTTAATCGTGATACCTTGCGTCATTTGTCCATTTGCAGAGTCACCCAGAAAAAGGATATTCCCATCAAACAGAAGATTAGCTTCTGCATCAAGCTCTGTAGTAGTAGAGCCAACCGTTACTAACTCGTTTGCTGTTGCATTATTAAGTGCTGTAACTGCTGCTGTCCCACCGGCATACGTTTTAAGTCTAGAAGCAGCAACCTTTCTATTGGTTCCTCCTGCCCCATTATCAATAATAAATAAATCTGCATCTACAATTGCTTCACCAATGTCTGTTCCACCATCAATGTCAAGAGCAGCTAGGCCAACTTTATTTGCCGTAGTAATCGTATCAAGTTTACTATCTGCAATTGCCGCTGACGCATTAATATCGGCATTAACAATCACACCAGAAGCAATTGCTGCCGCACCTGTGTTGGAAAGACTAATATCCCCTGACACAGCTACAGGATTATAATTTGTACCATCGGCTACTAATATATATCCATCTGTATTTGTACCCATGAATAGGTCATCACCAGAGACTGTTAAGTCTCCTGCTACAGTTAAATCACCGCCTGTATCTAAAGTTAATTTTGTAGCAAAAGAACCAGATGTATAACTTTGTAATGTGACATCTCCACCATCAGCAAAATTTAGTTTCCATGTATCTGCATTATCTTCTGCTGCATCAGCACTAAATGTTAAGCCTAAAGCTGCACCAGATAGTGCTTTCACTTCTAAAGTATCATTTCCATTTTCATCATAGCCTACTAGAATATTTTGATCGGAACCAAATTGAATATATTTATCGTCAGCAATATACACATCTCCCCATTCTAAAGAGGCTGTTCCTATATCTGCTCCTCCAGAAGCATCAGGTACGAGAGAAGTTTCTGCCGTAAAGGTATCGGTTCGTATTCCAGATGTGCCATTATCAATAGCCCCAAAGCCAGAAGTTATTGAACCACTATCCAGTGCGCCAGTTGTAACAATGTTACCACCACCAACATTATGACTTGCAAAATACGTTGATACCGTATCCACATTCGTCATACGCATGGTGCCAGCATCGTTGATTAAGATACCGTCGCCACTTGCTACTGATGTAGTACCTCGTGCTGTATCACCATCAATTAAGTTTAATTCAGTAGTTGTTACCTCAGCACCATCTAAAATTTCTAGTTCTGCTTCACTGATACCTGCACTGCCAATTGTAACTGTGCCAGCAAAAGTAACATTCGCACCACTAAACGTCATAGCTGTAGTAGTGCCTGACTTGATGATTAGATCACCACTGGTATTCGTTGCACTACCAAAGGTAGTTCCATCATCTTTGAAGAAAATATCTCCACCACCAGCATCAAGAACAATGTCTGTGCCAGCATCAATATTCGCTAGAGCAGAAGCAGAAATTGTTAAGTCTGTTCCATCTCCTTCTATCTTCTCTCCGTCATCGCCAAAGGTTAGACCAATGTCTGCCGGGATATTGATATCACCGTTAGATCCTACTGTGATTGAAAGATCAGTACCATCGGACTCTAGTTTCTCACCAGTAGCAAACGTCAACCCTACGCCACTCGGAATGTTTACATCCGCTGTAGCAGTTAGATTGATATTGTTACCACTGATTGTTAAGTCAGTACCATCACCTTCGATCTTTTCCCCGTCATTACCGAATGTAACACCAATGTCGGTTGGAATATTAATATCACCACCAGCACCTACAGTTATAGAAAGGTCTGTGCCATCTGATTCAATCTTCTCCGCAGTAGCAAAGGTTACTCCTACACCACTAGGAATGTTCACATCAGCAGTTGCAGTGAGGTTAATATCTGCACCAGATGTTATTGTAATGTCTGTATTATTGCCTTCAATCTTTTCACCAGTACCAAAGGTAATTCCAACATCTGCAGGTATTACAACATCTGCGGTAGCAGTAAGATTAATGTTATTACCAGTAATGGTAAGATCAGTGCCATCACCTTCAATCTTCTCTCCGTCATTGCCGAAGGTGACTCCGATATCCGCTGGGATATTAACGTCACCACCTGACCCAACCGTGATCGACAGGTCTGTACCATCCGACTCAATCTTTTCTGCTGTAGCAAACGTAACCCCCACACCGCTAGGAATATTAACGTCAGCGGTGGCAGTAAGATTGATATTATTACCAGTAATAGTAAGATCGGTCCCATCGCCTTCAATTTTTTCACCATCATTTCCAAATGTTAATCCAATACTAGCAGGAATATTAATATCTGCGCCAGATACTAGATATAAATCTGTACCGTCGCCATAGATATATTCCCCACCTTCATCATATAAATATAGTCGTTTCGAGCTGTCAATAACGACATCATCACTAAACTTAAAGTGATCTTCGTCTTCCATCCATGTTAGAAGACCGTCACTTGTTTCGCCGTCAAAAGTTACGGCAATATCTGTTCCAGAAGTACCATCACCAATTGTAATAGCTGTTCCGAGTAATTTTGTAATAGGACCGCCTTCGGCGGATGTGCCATCGTGAGTATGACCAGTAGATGCAGCAAAAGCAGAAACAAGCTGCGAAAACTCATTATTAAAGTCTGCGGCTTGAATTACTTCGCCATCTACTATTTCTGTGCTACTTTGTCTTGTATAGGTTGAACCCATTATCTACGTCCTCCGGTTGTAAATTCTAATTGATATGAATGTAATGTAAATGGATTATTAGAGCTATCGTGATTTACTTTCACAGCTAACAAAAATCCTGACCCTTCAATCGACCTTCTAAAGATAGGAACTCCACTTGAACCATATACTGCATTAGCATATGTAGAAGAAGAACTACCATAAATTGCTATACCACCGGGAGAAGTGATATCAAATTTTGTGGGCTGTGGTACATTTTTATCATCAGAATCATATCTAATTCTAAGTTCTGCAGCGATTGTTCCTTCAACTTCATAATTTAAAATGACCCGTTGCATTAATTTTCTAAGACCCGTATCTCCAAGGGATAAATCAGGAGAACGATAAACAGCTATAACATTTGTTCCATCAAAAGTGTCACCACTTTCTTGTCGGCGTACATAGCCATCATATCCTCCCTCAATAATGTATTCGGTATTACTGATAAATCCAGAATCCATCGCAGAGGGTTTAAGTCCTTTTAAATCAGCATACTCAAAGCCAATTGCTCCTTGCGGTGTCCTGCGTAGAGTAGCTAATATGCCTCGACTATCTGCTGCATCTGCACCCGTTTTCGGATAAAATAGTCTGTATTGACTTTTATTTCGTACAATAACGGAACTAACATTATCAAACCCAATCTCTTGTATTCTTCGTTGTATGGGCTTCGACACAGTTCCTAACTCAACGTCGCCAATTCTAGCTGTAGCAGCAATCGTTCTCAAACCATCAGGCGATAAGAAGAGCAGGTCACCACCTATTTCCTGTACCGAGAAGCCATCTGCACAACCCAATGTTCGAGTTACTGGATCAACTTTCCAATCTGCTATACTTGAACCTGTTAGGCGATAAATCTTATCTTTACCAAATACAAACAATCCATCACGGAATACTTTTAATTCAATAATATTGGTATCAACTTTAATAGAGCCTGCACCGTTGGCTGCTGAAAAGTCTGTCTCTGCAAACGGAGCAGAGAATACAATCTCTTGTGGATTGGTGGACATTCCTGCAAAGAAAATATGATCTTTAAATACGGCTACAGAAGCAGGATCAGCTGGCGCACCTGTAGCACTTAGAAGTGCATACGTTGAACCATCATACGTCGCTGCTTGATTAACATCATCTACCATCACAACTTTAGGTGTATTCGTAAAATTAAAAGTATCAAACTTATAACGACCAGCAGATGTTCTTGTCGCAATTGAAGAACCCCACCCAGTCCCTGTACTAAATTTCAGGACATTGCCAGCAGCAGCAAGTACTCCGTCATTAAAAATTTTAACACCAAGAATAGTATTAGTGCTATCGACCTGACTACTATCAAACTTAGCAGACCCAGATAACCGTCTATATCCTCCATTAATACTTGGTTCAAAGTTTTGTAAAGCTACAGCAGCTCCCGGTGGAATAGCAAAGTCATCTTTATCTAAGACTAAACCACCACCTAAAGAAACTGTAACTGGAGATATTGTAGATGTATCAGGCATATTTTACTAACTCGCTAATGTAATTTCTTCTTCAATAAAAGCAGATACCATAAGATCATTTGCTGCACCAGCTTGAGCTTTTAATATATCTCCTGCTTCTAACATAATATTTGCATTATCAATTCTATAAAGATTATCAGCAGCAACACTCAATGTGCTTAATAGCGAATAAGTGGCACTAGCTGATGTGTCCGTCCAAGAAAGAGTAATGTCAGCAGCATTACTGCCATCAACATTTGTAATAAAAATCTCTCGGATTCGTGCTGTAAAATTAGCTGGACAAGTATAAACTACAGTCAAGCTTGTACCTGTTAATGATACTCCAGCGTTTTTTAATCTTACAGCCATTTAAACTACCTCTACGGATTACTAGCTTCTAATGTCTTTTCTACGTCCTCAATTGTCGCACCAAGAGCAGCATCATACGCTGTTAAAATTGCGTACATCTTTGAGTTTTGTGTGGTATGTATCATTGAATAAACATTGTCTTCAATACTTTGTGTTAAGATATTAACAACCTGTTGGTGCCAAAGATTAAAGTTTCGGATAAATTCTTCTGGAATACCAGCTCGTCGTGCGTCTGCTATATAATTAGACACAGTCTCATTTAAATTTTTAGTCACTACTGAATTTAACTGAGCATCTGTCATCATATTAAAATCATTGTTTTCTACAAGGTCTTCTAATGCTTCTTGAAATGCTACAAATTTAATTGTTAAAAATTCTCTAGCATTGTCTGAAACTTGTAGCCCCGGAATAATCAAATCAACCCAAGTATCGGCATGAGTAAATAAGGAATGATTTAAAAGAACAGAAGTATCAATAATACCTGCTTCCATTTTTCTTTGTTCCATCCACCCTTGAGTTAAGATTACTCCCATAGGTGATAGACCAGTTATAAAGGCTACCATAATTGCAGCCACATTTTTATTTAAAGCCATTTTATATTTTCCCCTATAATTTTTTTACTACCTATTTACCAAAAATCTTCATCGCAATCGTATGTGCTTTATCAAAAGACACACCTTCTTGCATAGCAACTTTCATTGCTTTCATATGCTTTTCTGAATGCCCCGGAACCGTTTTACCCTGCTTATTTTTATGGGGTTTACGATGGGAATTTAAAAGTTCTTTTTGTTTATCGGTTAATGCCTTCATATGCTTTTCCTTTTAATTACAACGACTGCTATTCGTGTCTTCAATAGCAGCCGCCTAATACATTAAGAAACGCTGGCACTAAATGGAGTAGCTTCCGTTCCACTCGCAGTTAGGATACCCTTAACCATATACTGGTTAGAAGCAATATCAATAAGCGTGATTTCATCACCAATAGAAACACCACCTTGCGTAGTACCATTCAACGTAATGGTATCTGAATCAGCAGCAGTATTAAAAGAAGCCACGGTAGCAGCACTATCTTGATGAAGAGTAACAGAACCGTCAATCGTATCAGTAGCATCAGCAACCTTAATTACATAGTTGGATGTATTAACAACTGAGACAATAAATTGAAACTCTGCACCAGAACCAGTAGCGGCAGGCAACGTAAATGTTGCTGCAGCATCACCACCAACTTCGCCCATAAGCAGAATACGTCCTGCATGATCAGCGTTTGTCAGTGTTGCGGTTGCAGTTAGCGTAACTAAATCTCGTATAAATGATCCTCCAAGAGTAGTGGTGCCTGCAGTAACTGTTACGCCACCAGCAGTGACGGTTAGACCGCCTGAAGTGACCGTCATGCCATCTTCAACAAAGACATCTTCAGGCACACGAGAAATGCCCTGTGTCATTTTAAAACTAGCCATTATTTATTCCTTTCTTAGCTAAATTATAAATGGGAGGGATATATGACACACGGTAAATGTGCCATATATCCCTTCATATAGTTAATTTTTAAAAACTACTATCGGCAGTAACTAAAGCTCTGCACAAGCGTAGCAATTGATTTCCATACCGACACAAACTTCGGTAATCTTTGGTGTGTTCCAAGACATAGTACTACTCCTTTCTTTGGTTAAACTACTAAGCTACTAAGAAACAGTAGCACTAAACATGGTTGCAATATTAGAACCTGCAGCACATGTTACCATACCACTTACGGTATATTGATTAGATGCTATGTCAATCAACTCAACATAGTCACCTATAGCACCTCCACCAGTAGTTGTGCCATTTAATGTAATTGTGTCAGAAGTAGCAGCCGTTACCATTGAGGCAGCGTCCGTTCCATCAGCATCCGTAATTACAATTTGACCATCTATGGTGTCTGTGGCATCAGCCACTTTAATTAAATAATTTGAAGTATTCACAACAGATACAACAAATTTAAATACACTGCCTGTACCTGTTGCAGCCGGAAGCGTAAATGTAGCAGCAGCATCGCCACCAACCTCTCCCATAAGAAGAGTTCTTCCTGCATGATCTGCCGTTGTAATTGAAGCAGTTGCGGTTAGAGTTACAAGATCGGTAGTATGCCTATCGACATTTTGCTGAATTAGCCCTGATAATAGAGTCATAAAGCTTCTCCTAAGACAATACTAAACGCATTGTTACATCTGTTCCACCAACTCGTGCATAATTCAAATATTGTGAATCGCCAGCTTGTTTTGGAACAGTAAGAGAATGTAGCCCTGCTGCTAACTTAACATCATTAGCAGTGCTTACAGCAGCCGTACTGGAAGCACCAAAGTTTACATAAATCTCACCGTCTAGATGCATCGTTACTAAATTATAAGCTGAAACATTAGTTCCGCCTGCTGTTGAGCCAACCGTTACCGCCGACTGCACATCCCAGAACATATTATTTCCTTGTGGTATCTGTGTCATAGCTTTCTCCTATTTAAAATGACGATGAACTTGTATAGGCAGAACTGATTGATCTTGGAATATAGGTAGATCGCACATAATCATGCCGATTAATAAGTAAAGTTTGCATATTCTTTATGCCTTCCTGAAATAGCGCAAAACTGCGCTCATATAGTGGAACTTCACTTCTGTATAAATAAGTATATGCAACTGCTCCATCTACAATTACATGACCGAATCTATCAGGAATGGTTGTTGTGTCTCCATGAGCAGATAAGTCTGAACTTGGATGAGTAAAATAATCAAAAGATAAAGTATATGCTTTATTTGGAAAAGGCCAAAGTCCATACGTATTATCTGGTTTTCTAAATATATGAGTAGGTATTCCACCTGCATCAATCTGAGCAACAGTAGCTCCTGTCGAATGGCTGGCTGCAGTTGTACTTTCTGCGCCTCGTGTTGCTCCTGTGAAACTTGTTGAAGTTGTACCAGTATAAGTTATATTTTCTGTATTAATAATAATCGTACCTGTTGAATCAAAGGACGAAGCATCAGCAACAGAAATTGTCGTATCGTCATCGTCAATCCCACTACTTAATGTAGTAGTTACTGTATCATCTTCTTGTTTTATATGCAACTCTAAATATTCATGGTAGTCTAATAAAGCTAACGGACGAGCAGCATTACCTAAACTTTCACTTTTTCTAAGTCGTGCTGTAGCATAGTCTACATGTTTAGTGTTTGATGGCAAAGAATAGCTCACAACGCCAGCAGTTAAAGTTTGACTTGCCGTAGCATGGTTAAACGGCCAGTTAAATTCTCGTTGATTAATATAACGAATTGCTTGATTTATTGCATATTTGGCTTGTGTTTGAATACCACGATCATCTGTAAAATCAGTTGAAGTAAGCTTGACTTCATTTAATTTTACAAGTACATCATTTGTGTATGTTAAAAATGAATTTGCCATTTGTTTCCTTTTAAGTTAGATAGTGAGAGGGGTATTAGCCCCTCCCACAATCATTAACTATGCAAGCTGATCTCGATCAACTTCATCCGCTTCTTCTGCATAACCATTTACATCAACAAGACATGCGTAAACTCGCAGCCTTCCTTCAGTAACGTCAGCAGATGCAGCAATGAGCTTCACATCAATCGTGTCTGTAGTAGTTACAAAGCATTCAAACAAAGAATCAGCACCAGTAATAACATCATTGGCCTGACCATTTGTTCCTTCAGCGAGAATACCTGTTGAGGTAACATCTCCACCATCGATAATATCATCACCTTCAGCAAAATCGATATCTACTGTTGGAGAACTACCATCAAAGGCTTTAAGAACTTCCGCTCCAGCAAACAACACAAAAGTATTTGCAGGAATTTCTAGAAGTTGGAAAATATCACCATTTGTACAACTATAGCCATCTGCAGCCAGAGCGTCGACATCGAGAATAGCATCTACCATTCTCATAGCACTTCCTCGACGAGTAGCTTGAAGAGTTGCAATAGAGCTGGCACTTACGCCAGTCGTTGACTTTAATGTCATATCAAAAGTTGCCATTGTAATACCTCCCCTATGCTATATTGTATTTCGCTGTGGCAATTGCTTCAGGTCGTAGAATCTTACGACCGTAAAGGTGCATACCACGCACGATATCAGCAAAGCTATCAGGATCACGATACGTTTCCGTCTTAGTGATCTGGCTTGCGGTTGCAATAGCAGAATTATGTCCACCAACAATTACACCATAGTTGGAGTTTTGGTTTGCAGTACCAGAAGTACCCGGACCAGTGCCAACAGCAGGTAGGTTGTTAGAAACATAAACCCTAAAGCCGTAAAGATTATTTAGTGCAAGACCATTGCGAATCGCACCGGATTCACCAAAGTCTTGGTTTAGAAGTCGGGAGTCCTCATCCATCAACACTTCCATGAAGTGTGGTGAAATAACGAGCCACCGATTATCCTTGTCCACAAACTGCGTGTCCAAGAGCCTAGCCATTCTTGCCACAACCATATTAGGTGATGCAGTAGCTGTAGGAAGCGCACTTGCCCCCGGCAGACGAGCTGCCACTGGAACGGAATGCGTACCTGCTGAAGAGGTCGTAATGTTACCAAAGTCACCCTTCTTAAGCTGCATAGAAGAAAGCAATTCGTCGGAACCAGCAGTCGAAACAGCCTTGGTGCCAGAAACCGTAGTATTAGCGGTACTAGCAACAGCACTGATAGAAGCCTGAGCAAAACCAGAAAGGTAGCCCAAAACTTCTGCGTCATACTGATCCTTGAGGCGATAGCCTGCACGATCAGACGCTACGTTCTGAAAGTTCACATGTGAATGTGCTTCTTCGATATCATCAACCTTAAATGCGAAGTAGTTAGCTTGATCAACTACAAGCTGAAAATCTTCGTCATCAAGGTCTTGTGGCGAGATTTGAGTACCACGGGCATAAGATTTGACCGTGATCTCAGGCTCCTTGATAATACGGACAGTATCACCAAAGTTTGCGATATCACCAAAGTAGTCATTATTGGTAATATCCTCAGCAACAGAACCCTTGCGAAACGCAAGCTGGACCTGCTTAGAGTAAATTACAGGGCTAAAATTACCATTCGGTAAATTGTTATACCCTGCAGCACGTTGAAAAGCCATAATTAAATCTCCTTTTTTTCGTACTAAGTGGGCAACAAGGCCCACAAGCATGACTGTAAAGGTCATACTTCAGGACATAACTTTCACGGGCCAGCTCTAGGGGGTAGGATAAACAGGGGATCAACCTATTATCGGCCATATTACTGGGTTGCAAAAAAGTTTTACTTATATATTCTAGGGTTGCACAGAACGTGGGCCTAGTTATACTACCATTCTACTTAAAATATTATAAAAGTCAAGAAAAAAATACAGTTATCTAGCACTTCCTGAGATATCATATATAAAGTTACCAGAACGTATTGCTTCCATTATAGATTCTGCATTTTTTTCGTATTGTTCTGAAGACATTTTATCTACAGTTGATTCTTTCCATTTATTATTATCAGAATTTGTTTCTGGAGCAGATTTAGCTGTTTTTGTAGTTACGAGTTTAGCAGCAGCTTTATTTGCTTTTGATTTAGAGGGTTTCTTAGAATCTGACGCTTCAATTCCTTTATCTACCTTATACAAATCAATGGCTCTAGAAGCAGCGTGAGCATCCGTTTCATTTTCATACAATGCATCTTGGATCCATTTAGGTTGAGCATCTGCCCATGTATGAAATTCTTCTGTAGCTCTAATAGTTTCAAAATCAGGATGTAAAGAAAGCAATTCAACTTCAGCTTTTTCTCTTTTTGCTGTCGCTTGCAATTGATTAATTTCTTCAAGTTGCTTTTCTAAATCTTCAGCCTGTTCTTTTGATTTTTTAATTGCAATTGTTTCAATAATTGCAGCTACGTCAGGATATTCTTTTGCCCAGTCTTCTAGTTCTTTTTCGGATTTAGGCAAACTTATCTGTGTTTTTGTTGCAGTAGTCAATTGTTCTTGTAATGCTACAATCTTTTCTTCATGTTCTTTTTGTTGTTTCTGAGAATGTCTGCGAAGATCACCATATCGTTTCTTGAATGTTTTTTCTTCTGGTGTTTTAGCTTCTTGATCCTCATCTAATGAATCATTCTCGGAGTTCGGTTCACTATCACTATTTGTAGCCTGCTCTTTAATTAATTCTTCAAGTTCTTTTTCTTCATCTTCAATTGTTTTTTGGGAATTATAACGACGATCTCCCATACTTACAACTTTTTTAATAGGATTAACTGTACCTACTACTGTTTCATCTTCCATATTTTCTCTCCAATGTTGGGGCTATCCGTAGCCAAGTCGGGGGGTTAGGTAAGCCAACAATGGGACTATTTACGTCTGGCTAGTCCCTTGCCTTTTCTTGTTCGTGTACGTTGTTTCTTTTTCGTCACTAAGCCACCAGCAGCCATGCCACCATAATCCTGTGCATATTGGGCTGCAATCTGCTCTTCTCGTGCTTTTGCTTCTGCTTCTATTTGGTCTTCTCGTTCTTTTTCAAGTCGCAGTATTTCTTCTTCAGCCTCTTCGTCTGCTCTTCTTGCATCTTCTTCTTGTCTTGCTAATGCTGCTGCTGCGTTATTTGCATCTTGTTGTGCAGTAGCCAGTTTTTGCTTGTTGATAATAGCTGGCCTTTGGTCAACAGGCGTTACTGGTGTAAATACTGAGGCTGGTGCTGGTGGTAAAGGTGGTGGTTCTGGTATGGGCGGAGGAAATGAAGGACTATGTGGTGGTTCTGGTATGGGCGGAGGAAATGAAGGACTATACGGCCTTGTCGTCCTTCCTCCTCGTTCAAACGGAGAAGGTACTTCGGGTATTAGAGCAATATTTGGCTTTGTAGCTGCTACCCTTTCTACAGGAGAGCTTACAGTAAAACCACCGGGAACTTGCTCAAAAGAAGAAAGAAGATTAGAAGCTGGTCCCGTTGGTGTATATGCTGGAGGTAAGGGCCGTCCTCCTACTTGTTCAAACCGATTTACAGATGAATCATCAATTGCATCCGCTGCAGGTGCAGGTATAGCTAAAGGTTCAGGTACAGGCATTGGTGCGAATTCAATTGCATCCGCTGCAGGTGCAGGTACAGTAGTGGTGTCAGGTATTTTCCTAGCATTCCTCTGTTGATTCCTCAAGTTATCTAAAAACGTCCGAAGGTTTTCGGGCAGTTTAGCAGGAGCTACTGGTTCAGGAGCTGCTGGTTGAGGAGCTGCTGGTTCCTGTCCTGTAAAATCAAAGTCTTGTGGCTCTGCTCTTGGATCAAGTACTGGTTGAGGAGCTACTGGTTGGCCCATATA